TATCTGTGTTTGCGAGACCGATCTCTCCATTCACCCTCTGCATCTCCAATCTTTCCTCTGGAATGCTTGGTGCCGTCTGAAAAGTAAAAATCTTTTTTTGGGTCTGATAGACCACAATACCTAAAATTACAAGCGCGATAGATTGTGCCGCCGTGATGCTCGCTATCAGCATACGAAATAATTGCTCTGACCTCTGTTTCTTTTCTAAGTCTTTTAATCGCCCTACTAACAAACCAAGAAGTAATGTTATACTCTTCTTGCTGAGTGTCGGGGTGGATGCAGAGTCTTGAGAGTTCAAAGAATCCTTTTTGCTCATTTCGTTCTAATCCGAAAGCGCCTTTTGCTATTTCAGGAACAGGGAGACCTGTAAAAATACAGACTCCCTGAATACCACCAATGTTTAGTGGGCAAAAATCATTGCCTTTGAATAGACCATAATTGTAACCCGACTTAAATCCTTTGGAGATATCTTTCAAATAATGATACCGCAGAAGTAAATCTGCGGCATCGGATTTAGTTACACGGTCTATTGTGTAATCAGATTTCACTTGAACAACAAATTAAAGTATGCTGCCACCACTAGCAAAGTGAGGCAAATCTGATTGTACTTCACTCCTCAGCAAGTTTAGCGAAGTACGCCATTGCATCATCTTCTTCATCATTAGAGGAAGAATTAGAAGGAAGGATATCATCTGCGTTGAAGTCACCAGGAGTAGAAGTCACTGCAGGTGCAGTACCACGGTTAGAAGCGCGGAACTCTTCCTCTGCCTCAACGGTTTCTTGATCCTGGAAACGAGGGGTGCCCTTGTTACCCAGAA